ATATTTCTTGTATTAACTCTATAGAATATTTTCCTAACCCTTTAATTTCCACATTATCATGAATATCTAAACCTAAAACTCTTGGAACCCTGATTACTAAATTAACCTTTACTTGATTAGCCTTTGCAGTAAAAAACCTATTAAACCCTAAAACTCTTTTAGATAAACCCAGTCCCTTATACTTATATGTCTTGTTACCTTCTTCATCTTCATAATAAATATCACATATTCCATCAGAGAAGCTTATAAATTCAATATTATTGTTCTTTATTTTCACTTTGAATCACTTCCTTTGTCTGGTATTCTAAATTCAATGAAAGTAATTCACTTTGAAAATTTACTTCAAACATTTCAAGGGCCTGAGAATTTGCATATCTGACATAATCAAACAACAGTGTTCTTGGAGAATCTTCTTCTGTAAAATCTAAAGAAGACACACCTGCGACTTTCTGCAAGTATGTCATTCCTCTTTTTATCATGCCAGTTATGTTTTTATCTGTTCTTTCATCTTCCCATGTTATATTCAGATAATCTTTTATATCTTTTAATAATTCTGCTGGCATTTAATCACCTAATTAAGCCTGTTCTTTAGTATTTACAGTTCCTTGTATTTCCTTAACTATTACTTCATCTACAACTGGTGCAAGGTTGCTTATATCAAGATATATAAAATCATTATCTGATGTTGCTCGACCATTACCAAGTAGTTTAACTAAATAATACCTTTGGTCCTCTAAAAACTTATATTCATCTGAGTATTCAATAGTTCCTCCTTTGCTTGAACCACTTCCTAATCCCATTTTATATTTACTTGCTAAACCTAAAATCGCTGAACCTTCTTTCATTTGTTCAGATTGAATAATATTTTGAATTTCAAAAGGGTCATTTGTGATTCCTAAAACATAATTTTGTTTCTTAATTGACCTAATTGCTGGCATAACCTTTTTGAAATAATCAAATGGATTACATATAAATACAATATCATTTGCATTTATATTTCTTGCTTTAGTTGCATCAATTGGATTTTTAGCAAGTTCTGCAAATAATGCTCCTAATGTTACATCTTTAAAATCTTTAATGACCTTTTTTGTTTTTTCTGGATATCCAGTAGTAGAAGAAACCTCTACACCTTCATGAATATCTCTTATCATTCCTATAGGTTGGTTTTTACCTGTACCATTTATTATTCCTTCTTCAAGTCCATAGGCAATAGCTTCACTTAAGATAGCTCTAATGTATGCATCTAACCATTGTGGTCCTACTTGTAGCATATCTTTAGAAATTGGCATAAATGCTGATAACTTATTAAGAGTTATATCTACTTCTTCAATAGCTCCTGAAAGTTCTTTTGTTATTGCAGAAGAAATTGCTCCCCAAACAGCTAATTGTTTTCCTTGCTTATTAAAAAGCATTTTCTTTACAGCAGTCATGTTTTGGAAATCTATCAAATTTAATAATGGATGATTGCTTTTTAAATCTTCCATTACATTATCAATAACTGTAAATGGTAACGCTATATCTAAATCAGTAATTGTTTGCTTAGGATTTGAGCTTTTAGCTGCGTCAATCCAAGTTTGATAAAATTTAGTCTCTTTTTGTGTTAGCTGATGAATTCCTCTCTTTTGAAGTATATCTTTGTCTTGAGTTTCTTGATATGCTTTTACATCATTAAGCACATCTTGTTGTACCCCTTCTGCAAATTCAACAAATGCAGTAATTATATCTTCTTGATTTTCTGATTGCATAGCAGTTGAAAATCTTTTTGTTAATTCTTGTCTTAATAGGTCTTTTGATTTCATTATTTATTTTCCTCACTTTTCTTTAAAAATTTTTGTCTTAACATTTCATAATTATTTTTTTGAATTTTATATTGTTCAGGTACTTTTATATTGTTGTCAATATCCATAATTTGAGCTTTTATACTTTCTTTAAATCTTTGTTGTGCAGCCTGAATTGTTTTATCTTCTTTACCTGCAATTTCATCAATTAAGCCATACTCAAGACATTGATTTGCGTTTAACCAGGTCTGATTATCTAATAATTGATTTAATACCTCTTCTGATAACTTATCCTTTGCTTTAGCAAGATAAGAGCTACAACTTGCTTTATCAATTACTTCAAGGTCATTCGCTGCTTTTCTTAGTTCTTCTGCATTTCCATATGTACCCATAGAAGCATGATGAATCATCATCAAAGCATTTGGTCCCATTATAACCTTATCCCCAGCCATAGCAACTACTGAAGCTATACTACATGCAAACCCATCAATATATACATTTACACTTGCTTGATGTCTTTTTAATTGATTGTATATTCCTAATCCTTCCTTAACCTCTCCACCATAAGAATTAATATAAACATTAATCTCATTTGCCTTTTGATTGTTCTCAAGTACTTGTTTTACATAATTTGCACTTGTTTCACTTTCTTTTTTTTCGCCAGTCCACCAATTATAAGAATCTCCTAATATATCATCATATATGTATATATCTAATATATTAGGATTTTGGGCTTGTTGTCTTATGCTAAACATTGCTTTATTTTTCAACTTAATCACCTCCTTCAAAGTTAGTTTATTCTATTTGATTTACATCTGAATAATTCTTTGTTATCCAATGTTTCTCACTCCATTCTGTTTCTAATATTGTATCTTTAAGTTTCTTTCTAAGTTCATCTATACTATACATTCCTGAAGCTATTAATTTATCTACTTTCTCTGCAATAGAGAATACATCTATATGCTTTATGCATGTTGTATCAATTTCTAATTTACTTCCCTCTAAATAAGCTTTTTTCCCATATCTTTTTCTATTAATTTCAGAATTAATCATATCTACAAGTGGGTCTATACAAAATGTTAAAAAATTGTCTGTTACTTTCTCTATATCAGCCATATCTCCTTTTAATAATGCTGGAGGAATTCTAAATGCTTGTGCAACTCTAACTATTACATCATCAAGTAAGTTTTTTATATCTGTTAATTCACTTGTTGATTTTTTAGCTGCTTCACCAGGTATCTCTTCATAATCAATACCTTTTTGTAAATCCAAAACTGCATTTTCACTTTCAAAATAAGTTTTGAATTTTTTAGTAAATAGGTCATTAACTGCTTCAGAAGCTTTTTCATCACCTTTTTTAATTGTATCTAATCTTACAATTCCTTTTCTTCCTCCACTTCTCCTATATTTTCCTACTGCTAAGTTAAGTAGTTCATTATATCCTTTTATCAATTCGTGGAGTAAAGCTCTTATATCCTCATTATTGTATTTAAAATATAGAACCTCACTCATATTAAATTTTCTTGGGAATGTATAGTCTTTTCTGGATACATTTTCAAAATAATTTTCTACCATTGCATATTCATTTTGATAAAAACTATCTGCAATAATCAATTGGTTGTTTGCTTCAACTATCAATACTTCATTTTGAAATAGAAGCTTTGATATAAATTCTTGAATAAATTCACTTGAATTTTGATTTACATTAGGTTCAACATTCCAGATATAATATTCGTCTTCTTTAAGTTCCTCATTTTTTAAGTAAGTTTTAAATTCACACTTTGCTATACTTCCAGCTATGAGGTTTATTGCAGCATTTATAGCAAATATTTCAACAGCTAACTTGTTTATTGTAGAATTTTCATCAAGTTTTTGATTTAATGTTATTTCCCTTTTATCTCCAAACATATCATGCAAAAACCTTAATATCTTCACTATTTCACCCCCTTTTAAGCATAATAAAAACACTTACATAAGTAAGTGCTTTTAATTGGTTAAAGATATATTGGTTCATCTCCGTTATTTGCATTTATTTTCTTTCTTACATGTTCTATAAATTTATCCCATTGTCCTAATGAATTTGTAACTTCAAAAGATAGAACCTTTATTTCATCATCTTTAGCTTTATAATTTATTATTAAATAATAATGTGTTTTTTCCTTTTTCTTATCTCCTATTCCAGACATTCCTCCTACTATTGCTCCTAATGGTCCTAAAAGTACACCACCAACTACAGCTCTACCAGTTACACTCTTACTTTTTTCTAAAATCTCTTTTTCTGATGTAACATTTATCCCTGTTATTTGTTCATATCTAAGATTAATCTCTGGTTTTTTAACTACTGCAGACTTAATAACTAACTTATTTTCATTATCATCTGTTGTTATATTTATAGCTAAGCCTGGAGAAAAATTTTCTAATCCATCAACAAATGAAACATTAATTGATATTGGTTTATCCTTTTTATTTCTATTGAATATTCCCATATTATACCTCCTGATATTTATTTATTTCCACAATAGCAAATATCAAAAAAATAATCAACTTAAATTAATAAGAATATACTCCAATACTTAAATTACTTATATCTATTGTATCTGCCCCATCTTTTAATTCTGTACTTGCACATATTG